GGCCTATCTGGGCAACCGGCCAGACGCGAAGCCGGAGAACTACGGCTCGAAGGCGATCCCGATTGCCGAGTTGCGCGAGTTCGTGGCGGCCGAGATCCGTCGTCATAACCTGCGCGAAGGCCGCACATCGCACACCGCGAAGGGGCGGTCGCTGTGGGAAACCTTCCGCGAGAGCTATGAGGCGCCCACGACGCTGGTCAAACGCGCGACAGAAGCTCAGCGGCAGTTCTTCCTGCTGGCGGGCGCCGGGATCGCCGCACGCCGCCCGAACGGGGAGATCAACCTGTTTGGCAATCGCTATTGGGACGAGCGCCTGATCGGATTTGCGGGGCGCAAGTTGATGGTGCGGTTCGACCCGGAAAACCTCCATGACGATGTGCTGGTTTACACGCTGGCCGGAGAGCCGATCTGTCACGCGGCCTGTATCGCGGATGAAGGGTTCGACACAGCCGACGCCGCCCGCAAGATCGAGCGCAAGCGCCGGGCCTTCATTCGCGGCATGCGCGAGATGGTCGAGTTGCACCGCGAACTGAGTGCCGCCGATGTGGCCGCGCTAATCCCGGATGCGCCGGACATGCCGGGCGGATCGCCCGGCGTGGTGCAGATGGTCGCCGGGAACACCGTTCGCAAGATCGAAGCCGAGGCTGATGCGGATGCGTTTGCGCGCGGTGTCGCGCGGCTGAGCGGAGAGGTTGTCGGATTTCCTGAAAAAAAGAGGGGCGAATAGTCGCCCCCGCAGTCCAAGCTGAGGAGAAGTTGCCATGAATGCGCAGGTTAAGCAACAGGTCTGGGAAGACCCCAGGGGTACCCCGAATATTGCCGATGCGGACCTTCGGGTGCGCTGGGAGGCTGCAACGCGCGGGTTGCGCGAGGTTGCGGCTGCGGAAGGCTGGAGCAAGTCGGAAGTGGCGCGGCGGGCGGAAATGCCGCTGGGCACGCTGTCTGCCTGGTATGACGGCACCTATGCCGGGCGCTACGACACCACGACGCAGCGGGTCGAGAACTTTCTGTCGAGCCGCGCGGCGGCGATAGAGACGATGCGCGGCCTGCCGGTGGCGCCGGAATGGATGCAGACGCGGATCGCGCGCGAGCTGGTGACGGCATTCACCTATGCCCAGATGGTGCCGACGATGGCGGTGATCACCGTCGCGTCCGGCCTTGGCAAGTCGATGACGGCGCGGACCTATGCCGCCACCCGGCCGCATGTGGTGCATGTCGAGCTGAGCCCGTCCTCGGCCAGCCCGCACACGATGAAATACGAGATCGCCGAGGCCATGGGCATCGAGTGCCGGGACGGCGGCAAGCTGAAGGGCATGATCGCTGCCGCGCTGCGCCGGGACGGCCACCACGCGCTTTTGATCGTGGATGAGGCGCAGAACCTGTCAGAGCCGAGCATCAACGAGTTGCGCCATTTCCGCGATGTGGCGGGCTGTGGATTGGTGCTGCTTGGGAACGAAGAGGGCCGCACGCCCTACGCGTCGCGCGACCCGCGCCATTCCAGCGCCCAAGTGGCGCGGCGCATCGGGCACAGACTGAGCGTGATGAAGCCATATGATGAGGACATCGCGCAGTTCGTCGATGCCTGGGGGCTGTCGGACCCCGAGGCGGTGGCGCTGGCGCACAAGATCGGCCGCATGCCTGGCGCGTTCGGGACGCTGTCGGAAACGATCATGGTCGCGGGGATCATCGCTGCGGGGAATGACCGCGAGATCACGGCGGCGGATCTGCGCGCGGCCTGGGCGAACCGCGGTGCCGGGGTGCTGAAATGAGCCGGGCCCTCGAAGATATCGTGCGGGCCTGCCTTGCGATCTACCACGAACCGACGGGCGCCGAGGTGTCGCTGTGGGTTCTGGCGCTGGAGCCCTTCGGAGCCAACGCGGAAATGGCCCTGGCCGAATGGGTGCGCAGCAATGACGCCGCGCCGACGCCCGCCGCCATCGTGCGGCTGATCGCGGCCGCACGCCAGCCGACGACCTTGCGCGCGATCGCGGAGCGGGTTGCCGTCCGGCACGGCATCACGTTCGCGGAGCTGGTGGGGCGGATGAAGGTGCCCCACCTGGTCGACGCCCGCCGCGACGCCGTGGGCGAGATGATGGCGGCGGGCTTTTCCTCCGCACAGATCGGGCGCGCGCTGACCCGCGACAGCAGCTCCATCCGCCACCTCGCCAGCCAGATCAGCAACAAAACCAGCGCCAAGGAAGGGGACCGCCATGTCCACTAAGCCGAAGAAGACCAAGGCCAAGGCGAGCGCCTTGCCGATCCCGCAAGACGACAGCGAGGCGCGCAGCGCCATTCGCGAGATCGGCGATCTGAACCGCCAGATCGCCCGCGCCGAAGCGGATCTGAATGACAAGATCGCGGCGCTGCAGGAAAAATACGGGACACTGGTCGAGCCGCTGCGCGCCGAGATCGAGGCGAAGACCGAAGGCCTGAAGATGTTCTGCGAAGTGAACCGGGACCGGCTTACGCGGGGGAACAAGGTCAAGTTCGCGCGCTTCACGACGGGCGAGATCAGCTGGAAGCTGCGCCCCGCGAAAGTGACGATCCGGAAGGTCGAAGAGGTGATCGCCACGATCAAGAAGCTGGGTCTCGCCGCCCAGTTCGTCCGCACCAAGGAAGAGGTGAACAAGGAGGCCATGCTGGCCAACCGCCCGCTCGCCAAGACGATCGCCGGTGTCACGATCGGCAGCGATGGCGAAGATTTCATCGTCGAGCCGTTCGAGACCGAATTGCCGGAGGGCGTGTGATGCCGATCAGTTTCAAAGCCGAACTGGGGGGCGAGGAGGTTGGCGCCGCCCTGGCGAACAATCCGGAGGAGCTGGCCTATGCGCTGGCCGAAATCAGCGAGTGGGATGGCGAGGAGCTGGGCGTCAAGGTGGCCGATTTTCTGCCCTTCGGCCATGACATTGTCGCCGCCGCTCTGCGCAACATGGCCGAGGCCATCGAGAAGGGCGGTGCGTGATGGTTGAACGTCTTTCGCGGCGTGAGGTTCTGGAGCGCGCCGCCCGCGGCGTGGGGCGCATCGGCGAATATGGCGAGCGCGGTATCACCATGGTGACGATGCAGGAAATCGAGGCGATGGCGCTCATGCTTGCGGCTCTCGGCATCGTCCCGATTGCGCCAGATCAAAGCAAGGCGCCCGCCCGGCTGTTCGAGCCGAACGGGTGCGCCTCGGCCGAGTTCTACCTGGCGGTGGCGTGATGCGTATCGATCACAGTCGCGCAAAGGTGCTGGAGGCGGTCACCGTCGGGTTGGGCGGTGTGCCGGACGAGAACTTGCTCAACGTGTTTCAGGGCTATGGCGGCAGCATCCGGTTTTCCTGCGGCACCTACACGGCACGGCTGTGCCGGATCCCCTTCGATCAGCAGCGCGAGATCCTCTATTACGTCTTCGACCGGGTACCGCGGCTGACCAAGGCGGCGCTCGACAAGACCGGGAACGGCGCATACCTCGCCGAGAAGGCGACCCAGCGATATGGCTCGCGCGTGATCGAGGTGCACTTTTCCCAGGAGTGGTATCGCACCGAAATGGCGGCCTATGTCGAGGCCTTCGGCGATGGCACGATTGAACTGCCCGCCCACCCGGACATCCTGCAGGATCACCAGGCGCTGCAATATGTGGGCGGCGTGATCCGCATCCCGGAGGATCACCGGTTCAAGGGATCGGACGGGCTCGACCGGCACGGCGACAGCGCGATTGCGGGGGCGCTGATGTTCTTTGCATCACGGCAAGATGGTGTGTCTTACGGCTATCAGGCTGTGAGTAGAGATGACGATCGGCGGGATGCCGACTTTGACGATGACATTGGCTCGCGGGGCGGGTTTCGGCGGCATGGAGGATTGTGGTGATGGCGAAGCGTGAAAGCACGGTTCTGGGCCCGGACGGTCTGCCGCTGCAGGTCTCGACGATCACGGCCGATGTGCTGCCGCCGCCGTTGATCGGTGTGCGGCAAGACTGGGCGAACTCGATCGCGAGCGGCCTGACGCCGGAGCGGCTGGCGCAGATCTTGCGCGCGGCCAACGAGGGCGACAACCGGGATCTGTTGACGCTCGCCGAGGAAATGGAGGAGCGTGACACCCATTACGCATCCGTGCTGGGGCAGCGCAAACGCGCGGTGAGCGGGATCGAGCCGGTTGTCGTGCCTGGCGCTGAGAATGACGCCCGCGCCAAGGCGGCGGCGGATGCATTCGAGAGTGTGGTCTTCGCGCCGCAGTTCGATGATGCGGTTGACAACCTGTTGGACGCGCTGGGCAAGGGATATGCGGTGGTGCAGCCGATATGGCAGTTCGGCGAGATCTGGCAGCCTGGAGAATATCTGCGGCATGACCCGCGGCGTTTCCAGTTCGATGCGAAGGACCATTTACGGATCCGCTCGGCCGAAGCGCAGGATGGGCTGGAGGTGCCGTCCTGGTCGGTGATCCTGCACCGCCCGCGCCTCAAATCCGGCCTGACCGTGCGGGGCGGGCTGGCGCGGCTGGTAAGCTGGACCTTCATGCTGAAGTCCTACACGCTGCAGGACTGGGCGGCGTTCCTCGAGATCTTCGGCATGCCGCTGCGGGTGGGGCGCTATGACCGTCAAGCATCGGCCGAGGAAAAGCGCGTGCTGTTGCGGGCTGTGCGAGATCTGGCCACGGATGCGGCTGCGATCATCCCGATGGGGATGGAGATCGAGTTCATTGAGGCCAAGGGGGGCGGCGGCAACGCCGTCTTCGGGGCGATGGCCGATTACCTGGACAAACAGGTGTCGAAAGCCGTCATCGGTCAGACCATGACGACGGACGAGGGGTCGAGCCTGGCGCAGAGCAAGACGCATGATGAGGTGCGTCTTGACATCCGGCGCGCCGATGCCAAGCAGCTTGGCGTGACAATTGGTCAGGATCTGGCTGCGCCTTTCACTGCGTTCAACTTCGGCCCGGATGTGCCGCCGCCGCAGGTGATCTGGCCGGTCGAAGATCCCGAGGACATCACGGCCTTCACCGAGGCGGTCGCCCGGCTGGTACCGCTCGGTCAGCCCGTGGCGGTGTCCGATGTGGCGAAGCGGATGGGGTTGCGTTTGCCCGATAAGGGCGAAACCCTGCTTGTCGCCCCGGCAACATCTGCGCCCGCGAACCAGACTGCGCGGCAGCTTGGCCGCGCCGCAGCTTGCCCGGGCTGCGGCACGGTGCATCGCGCGGCGACGGGCGCGGCTGACACCGAAGAGGATCCGCTGATCGCCGCAGCGCTGGAGGACTGGGAGGCTGACATCGCGCCGATCACCGATCCGATCCTTGAAGCCGCGCGCTCGATCCGGGCGGCGGGCGGCGGCTTTGCCGAGTTCGAGGCCGCGCTGGCGCGGATGGCGCCTGACACTGCCGCGCTGGCGCGCCGCCTGGCCGTCATGGCGATGATGGCCAGGGGCGATGGCGATGTCGGAGAGTGATCAGCTTTTCACCGAAGCGCCGCCCGAGGTCACGCGCTACTTCGACGCCAAGCGGTCGAAGCCCGGCGTAGATTGGCGCGATGTTGCGCCCTACGAGCATGCCGTTTCTTTCACCGTCGCGCGCACGGCCGGCTATGACGTGATCGACGACATCCGCGCCGCGGCGTCCGATGCGATCCGCAATTACGGGGATTTCGGCAAGTTCGTCGATGATCTGGAGCCGGTGCTGCGGCGCAAGGGCTGGTGGGGGCGCAAGATCGATGCGGCCACGGGCGAAGCGGTCCAGTTGGGCAGCCTGCACCGGCTGCGTACGATCTACTGGGCGAACAAATCCACGGCGCGCGCGGCAGGGGAATGGGAGCGGATCCAGCGCACCAAGCGCGGGCTGCCCTTCCTGATGTATGGCCAATCCCGGGCGGAGAACAAACGCCCGCTGCACCTGACGTGGGTGGGCACGATCCTGCCCGTGGATCATCCCTGGTGGGCCACGCACTATCCGCCGAACGGATGGCTGTGTCAGTGCCGCGCGCGGCACATCTCGCGGCGCGAGGCGATGCGGAATGGCTATGACCCGGACGCGCCCGCGCCGGAGATCGAGACATTCACCTGGACGAACAAGCGCACGGGCGAGGTGGTCGAGGTGCCCATGGGCATTGACCCGGGCTGGCAGACGAACCCGGGCATGTTGCGGGCGCGCAACGTGCAGCAGCTGCTGTCATCGCGCATCGAGGCGATGAGCGAGGCGGCGCGCGAGGTGGCGATCAAGGACATTGTGGGCTCGCGGCTTTTCCGTGCGATCCAGGCGAACGAGTTCGGCTATGATCCCGCTCGCGCCGGCGAGAGGGTAATGCGCGAGATTGGTCATATCGCGACGCCCGTGGCTGCGCTGCCAGCTGATGTCGCAGAGCTGATCGGGGCGAAGGTGACGTTGGTGCAGTTTTCGGTGGCGGATGCAGCCAAGCACCTTGGCAAGCCCGAGCGCGCGGCATGGGAGGCCGATCTTTACGGAATGGTGCAGCGCCTGATCCTGAATGGGTCGATCTACCGAGACATGAAGCGCGGCGCGCGGAACCATAACATCGTCGCCGAGATCGAAGGCAAGATCTGGTCGATCGCGCTGCAGCAATCTGCAGATCGCCGGGCTATCTTCCTGAAGTCCATGCGCAGGTGTCAGCCCACAGACTATTCGAGCCCGGCGTGGCAGAAGATCAGATGAAGAACGTGAGGCCGGGGGGCCACAACCTCCCCACTGGATCCAGCCAGGCAATGTTGGCTCGGCCTCACTCCGGAAATATCGCGCTGCAAGGCGCGAAATTCAAGTCCGAACGGCGCCATCGGAAAACCGCGCCGCTGATGCGATGAAGCGGTCTGCGGCCACAGACCCCCATCAAGCGGCTCATTCCCCCTTCTAGCGGCTTTTAATCGGCTCTTAGAGCGCGATTGCGGGGCTGGCGTCGGAGGCGATTTCCGGTCTAGGATCAACCTGCGCGGGGCTGCTGATTTTGGTAGCCCTGCTACCAAGGCCCGCCCATCGCTGATCCGGTAGTGATCGGCCATGAGCAAGAAACCCAGCCCCACGCAAAGCGACACCGGCCGCGCGAAGACGCAGGCATCGGTGCTGGCATTTCAGCTGCCCGGCAGCGGTGCTGCCGAACAGGCTGTGCCGGACTGGGTGCAGATTTTCCCGGCCGGCCCGGTGGTGGCCACGAATGACGGCCGCGCCTTTCGGATCACCGATCCTGTCCGCCTCGTGGCGGCGATCAATGCGGGCAAGATGCCCGTGCTGGTCGATTACGACCATCGCTCTTATTTCGAGCCCTATGACGGCGGCGACACGCTTGCCGCGGGCTGGTGTTCTGCTGTCGAGGCGCGAGCGGACGGCATCTGGGCGCGGATCGACTGGACACCCCTGGCCGCGCAGCGGATCCGCGACCGCGAGTTCCGCTTCATTTCGCCCGAATTTTCCGTGGACAGGGGAGAAGGTGAGGTCGTCGCGCTTGCGGCGATCAGCCTGGTCAACCGTCCGGCTTTTGCCATGACCGCCCTGGCGCGGTCAAATCCCAACCAAGGAGACGACGACATGCGCGCAATCGCAACCGCGCTCGGCCTGCCCGAGGACGCGGACGAGGCGGCCATTCTGGCGGCCATCGGCACCCGCAACACCGAACTTGCCGCTTCGCGGACGCCGCCCGCGGATCGCTTCATGCCGCGCGCCGACTATGACGCGGTGTTGGCGCGCGCCACGAGCGCCGAGACCGAGCTCGCCTCCATCCGTACTGCGCAGCGTTCGGTCGAGGTGGAGGCGGTGATCGCCGCGGCGGTCTCGGCGGGCAAGATCGCCCCGGCCTCGAAGCCGCATTATGTCGCGCTGGCCGCGACGGATGCCGGGTTCGAGCAGATCAAGCAGCTCTGCGCCAGCCTGCCGCCGGTCGTCGGGTCCGTGCAGGTCGGCGGGGCGAACCCGCCCGGCACGACGCTGTCCGATGTCGAGCGTCACATTGCGGGCAGCATGGGGCTGACCGACGACCAATACGTCACTGCCCGCGCTTCCCTGCGCGCGGCGGACAACAGCTGAGGAGGCGGCGATGGGTGAGCGCAACACGATCTCGCGCGAGGGGCGGCGGTTTTCTTACCCCATGGCGGCCGGGGTGACGATCTATGCGGGCAACGTCGTGGTGATGCAGTCGGGCGCGGCCAAGGAAGGCCTGGTGGCCACCGGTCTTGTCGCCGTCGGCATCGCCGAGGCGACCGTCGTCAACTCCGGTGCCGCGGGTGCGTCGATGATCGATGCCGTGGCGGGCACCTACCGGCTCGACAATGACGCGGTGGACCCGGTCGGCCTGACCGATATCGGCAATGATTGCTACCTGACCGGCCCCGCGTCGGTCGCGAAAACCAATGGCACTGGCACGCGCTCGCGGGCCGGTCGCGTCCGCGCCGTCGATGCCGACGGCGTCTGGGTCACCATCTGAGGAGAGGCACATGCCCCAACCCATCCTGCGCCGTTCGTCGATGCGGCAGGCCATCGAGGCCATCAACGCATCGTTTCAAGCGGTCTTCCAGGGCGCGTTCACTTCCGCCCCCACGACCTATGCGCGGTTCACGGAAGTCGTGAATTCGACAGCCGCCGTCGAGACCTATGCCTGGCTTGGCGCGATCCCCGGCATGCGCGAATGGATCGGCGAGCGGTTCCGCAAAAACCTCGAAGTCGAGGCGTACATGCTCAGGAACAAGCTGTTCGAGGACACTGTCACCGTTCCGCGAACGGTGATCGAGGATGATCAGGTCGGCCTGTTTCGTCCCGCGATCGCAGGCATGGCGCAGGCGGCGGCCGAGCACCCCGAGCGGCTGGTCTATCAGGCGCTCAAGGCCGGTTTCGCCTCCACCTGTTACGATGGGCAGTTCTTCTTCGACATGGATCACCCGGTGCAGGTGAACGGCAAAGAGGTCTCTGTGTCGAACATGCAGGCGGGGTCTGGTCCGGCCTGGTATCTGCTCTGCACCAAGCGGCCCGTGAAGCCGATGCTGTATCAGGACCGCGTCAAGGCGGAACTGATCATCCAGGATGACGCCGCGAAATCGGACGCCGTGTTCAACCGTGATGAATTCGTTTACGGCACCCGCTCGCGCGGCGCGGCGGGCTACACCTACTGGCAGCTCGCTGCGGCCTCGAAGGAGGCGCTGACGGCCGAGACCTTCAAGGCCCTGCGGCTGGGCATGACGACGCTGAAAGACAACGAGGGCAACCCGCTCAACATCGTGCCCGATCTGCTGATCGTGCCGCCGGAACTGGAAGACGCCGCCAACGAGGTCGTTGGCGTTCAGCGCACCGCCTCGGGCGCGGATAACCCGCTCTTCAAGAAGGCTGAGGTGCTGATGACGCCCTGGCTGGCGTCGTAAGGGGTGGGCATGATGGCCGCGAAGCCGAAACCCAACACGCCCATCCCGGACGACATGGTCCTTCCCGTCGCCATCGCCGTGACGGCGCCGGGCGGGCCGCGCCGCCGCGCCGGGATGCGCTTCGACGCGCAGCCCACGGTGCTGCAGCTGGCCGATCTGAACGATGATCAGATCGCTGCGCTTCAGGGCGATCCGATGCTGAGCATCCGCGCCGAGCCCGCGCCTGACATCGACGATGATGGGGTCCACCAGGGCAGCTGATGCCCTGGAAGAATAACCAGAGCGCCCGCCGACAGGCGCGAATGATCGAGAGGCTGCAGCGGCGGGGCGGCCTCTCACCATTCAAGGGCTGAACATGATTTACGCCACCCGCGCCACCATTGCCGAGATCTACGGCGATGGCTTCCTCACGGATCTGACCCCTGACGGCGTTGCTGATCCCGACGCGGCCATTGATCGGGCCTTGGCGCAAGCCTCGGCCGAGATCGACGGCTGGATCTCGGCCCGCTATACGACGCCGCTCGCCACCGCGCCGAAGACGCTGGAGCGGCCCTGCATCGACATCGCCGCCTACATTCTGGCCAACAGCCACGCCCGCCTGACCGTGACGATCGAGGATCGTTACAAATATGCGGTCGAGTTTGCGAAGGCGATCGGCGCCGGGCGCGCGGGGCTGGGCGAGGCCGAGCCCTCGGCCGTCGTCGATGTCAGCACCGGCACAGCCTCGGGGGCGGATTTCAGCGCCAATCCGCGCCGGTTCGGCGCCCGCGCGCGGGGCTGAGCCATGGTGGGCACCGCGGTAGAGATCATCGAGCAAGGGTTGGCTGAGGCGCTGGCCCGGATCGAGCGGCTGAGCGCGCTCGATCGACACGAGTTGATGGATACCATCGGCCGCCTGGCGCAACTGCAGACGCGTCAACGGATAGAGGTCGAGAAAACCGCACCTGACGGAACGCCTTGGGCAAAGACGTGGCGCGGATCGTCGATCCTTTTCAACACCGGCACCTTGGCCGACAGCATCGACTACCTGTCGAACCAACATGAAGTGCGCGTCGGTTCGGCCCTCGTCTACGCCCGCATCCACCAGTTCGGCGGCACGATCAAACCGAAGAACAAGAAGGCTCTGTCATTCGCGGTCCCTGGCGGTCTGCGCAAGGCCATGCCCGGGGGCAGCGAAAAGGTCTTTCTCAAATCCGTCACCATACCGGCGCGGCCTTACCTCGGGCTCAGCGCGGACAATATCGCCGAGGCCGAAGAGGTGATCGCCGAGTTCATCGAAGGATTGCTGCAATGATCAACGAGGTTTTGAGCGCCCTTCAAAGCCATCTGAAAACCCCCGGTCTGGCGGGCGTGTCCGATATCGAGGTCACGCCTGGCAAGTTCGACGCGAGCGAACTTGCCCGCCAATCACTGCGCCCGCCCGCGCTGAGGCTGTGTTTCTTGGGGGCGGCGAAATCGAAGGCGGCGCCGAACGAAGAGCGCCGGTTTGATGCGGCGTTTTCGGTGTTCATCGTCACTGAGGCGAAGGCGCGGGGCCCCTTGGGGGTGCAGATCGGCGAATGGGTCGTTGATCGGGTCATCCTCTGGCCGGTGTCGCAGTTGGTGCGGGGCGCGGGCATCCCGCGGGATCTGCGCTTTGATGCGCTCTACACCAGCGAGATCGACCAGCGCGGGATTGCCCTGCATGCGGTGAGCTGGGTCCAGAGCGTGCGGCTTGGCCTCGACGAAATCGACGCCGGGCCGCATGATCCGACGGCGCTGGGGCCGGTCGGGGTGGATTTGGAGCAGACGCTGGCCGGGGGGCTGGGCAATGGCTGATCTGCCCAGCATCATCGCCGATCTGCGCCGCGAGGTCGCAGAGCTGACCCGCCGTCAGGCCAACGTCATGCGCACCGGCAAGGTGGTCGAGGTGGATGCAGCGCGCGGGCTCGTTCGGCTCGATGTCGGCGACGAAGGCGCTCCGCTGTTGACGCCGATGATCCCGTGGCCCGAGCGGGCCGGGGCGCGGCGTTCGTGGAACCCGCCGACAGTCGGTGAAGTGATGACGATGCTCTCCCCGTCAGGTGATCTGAGCGAGAGATCCATTGCCGTGCATGGTGGTTTCACCGATGCGACGCCCGCGCCATCGGGTGATGGCGATGCGGCGGTCTTTGCGGTTGGCGGGGTCACGATCACGATCAAAGGCGACAGCGTCGTGATCGACGCGCCGCAGGCCACGATCAACTGTCCGTCGATCGATCTGGGGGGCGCTGGCGGCCAGCCCGTCGCGCGGGTTGGCGATCAGGTCGATCCCGGCACGCACAAGATCATCTCCGGGTCCGGCACGGTGCGGGCAACGGGTTAAGGGGGCAAACATGCAAGAGTTCACGGTCATGACTCCGTTCTGGCACGCCGGTCGTTTGCGGATGGTGGGCGAGATCGTTCAGCTTTCGCAAGAAGCCGCCAAATATCGGGGCGCCGAGATCGCGCCGGTCGCGGTTGCGGAGCCCGCACCGAAGTCGAAGCGGCGCGAAAAAGCGCCCCCGCCCTCGGCCGCGCCGGAGGGGGCTGAATGATCGGCATGGATCGCCATACCGGCCGCAAGATCGGCGGCTCGGATCACATCCGCCAGTCCGTTGCCGATCTGCTCTCGACACGGATCGGGGCCCGCGTGATGCGGCGCGACTATGGCTCGGAGGCGGTCGATCTGATCGACCAGCCGGGGAATGGCGAGGCGGTGTTGCGCCGCTACGTCGCGATCGCCGAGGCACTCGACCGGTTTGAGCCGCGGGTCACGTTGCGCGGCTTCACTTTGACCAGCATGGCTGCGGACGGCGCAGCCGTGATCGGCGTCAGCCTGGCCGAGATCGCAACCGGGCGTGAATACAGCGTGGAGGTCGTAGCATGAGCCGGTTTTCGCAGATTGATCTGTCGCAACTGCCGCCCCCTGACGTGATCGAGACGCTGGATTATGACGCGCTGCTGACCGATGCGCTGGCCCGCATGGCCGATCTGATGCCTGAGGTCTCGGAGGCTCTCGCGCTGGAGAGCGAGCCGTTGCGCAAATTGATCGAGCTGCTGAGCTACACCGTCCTGCTCCTGCGCGCCCGGATCAACGATGCGGCGCGCGCGACGATGCTCGCGACGGCCACGGGCGCGGACCTCGAAAATCTTGCGGCGCTCTTTGGCGTATCCAGGTTGTTGGTGAGCCCGGCCACGGATAATGCGGCCGCCGTGTGGGAGGCAGATGCGGCCCTGCGCGCGCGAGCGCAGCTCGCGCCCGAGGCCTATACCACGGCCGGCAGCGTCGGGGCTTACGAGTATCACGCAAGAGCTGCGGATCCGCGAGTGCAGGATGTCAGCGTCACATCGCCATCGCCGGGCGAAGTCTTGGTCACGATCCTGGCCAACACCGCGACCGGCGTGCCTCCGGCAGGCTTGCTCTCGATCGTGCAAGAGGCCTTGTCGGAGCCTGACCTGCGGCCCCTCTGCCATGGCATCACCGTCGCGGCGCCGACGATGATCGCGTTTTCGGTTACCGCGACGATCGAGGTCGGGGATGGGCCGGATGCCGCCGCGGTGCTGGCTGCGGCCCGGACAGCGCTCGACGAATATCTCGCGTCGGTGCGCCGAATTGGGGCGACGGTCGCTGTGTCCGGTATCTTGGCGGCATTGCATCGGCCGAGCGTGATCCGGGTCGCCATGACGGCACCGGCTGCTGACATCGTCTGTGCTGCGACGTCTGCGCCCAGATGCACCGCAGTAAATCTGACAACCGAGGTCGGTTCGTGACGGACTTTGCAATCCTGCTCGACGCCGACGGCGCGGTACTTATGGATGCTGACGGGAGCACTCTGGTGGAGATTGTGGCTCCTCTCGCTCCGGATTTTGTGGATCCCGATCCCGTTTCCAGCGAAGACGCCAGCATCATCCCGGCCGCGGCTGTAGTCTCGTTGCTGCCAGCCAATGCAACGCGGCTTGAGCGCGCCATCGAAACGCTGATCTCGCAGATGCTGGATCTGCACTGCCCTGTGGGCGCGCTGTGGTCGCCGCGGGCCTGCCCGTCCGCTCTGTTGCCTTATCTCGCCTGGGCGCTCTCGGTTGATGAGTGGGACAGCTCCTGGACTGACGCGCGCAAGCGCGAGGTCATTGCCGCATCGATCGAGATCCAGCGGCATAAGGGCACGCCGTGGGCAATCCGCCGCTCTCTGGATCTGCTGGGCTACGGCTCGGCGCAGATTTTCGAGCGGTACGCAGCGTCGCGGCTCGATGGGACATGGCTGCTCGATGGATCGCGGTCGCTCTCGACCGGCGATCACTGGGCCGAATACCGCGTCTATCTCGATGCGCCGATCACGAACAAGCAGGCCGCGCGGGTGCGCAAGCTCTTGTCATCTGTCGCCCCCGCCGGGTGCCACCTGAAAGAACTCAATTACACCCGCGCCCTGAATACGCTCGACGGCAGCTGGCTGCTCGACGGCACCTACACACTGGGAGTTGCATGATGGCTGATCTGCCTGAAACCGATACCTACCCCGCCGGGGTCTATCAGTACGAGACAACCACGCCCGCTGTTGGTGGCGCGCCGAATCGCGCGACGATGGCGGGCGCGATGAATGTGCCGCTGCTGGAGCTGGCGAACCGCACGCGGTGGCTGAAGACGCGGGTGGATCAACTGCTGGGATCTGTGGTTGCTGCGTCCACCGCTGTGGCCGGCATCGTGCGGCTCTCCACCTCGACCAGTTCGACGGCCACTGACATGGCCGCCACCCCATCGGCGGTCAAGGCTGCGAACGACAATGCCAACACCCGAGCGCTGGCCGCAACGATCGTCGCGGCGGCCGGTCTAGCCAGCGGCGGCGGCACGCTCGAGGCTGACCGCACGATCTCGGTGACAGCTGCGACGCAGGCGGAGGCTGAAGCGGGTGCGATCAACACCAGGGCGATGACACCGCTGCGCACCGCCCAGGCGATCGCTGCCGCCATCGCTTCGGGCGTCGCGCAGGCGGGATCGGCAATCCTGTCGGCGATCTCGGGGCTTGCGTCGAACGGCATCATCGTGCGCACGGCTGCGGGCGCGGTCGAGGCGCGGGCGGTGGTGGGCGGAACCGGGATCACGGTGACGAATGGCAATGGCGTCGCGGGTAATCCGACCGCCGCGCTCACGATCGCGACGCAAGCCGAGGCCGAGGCGGGCACGATTGACACCAAGGCGATGACACCGCTGCGCACCGCCCAGGCGATCGC